GCTTCACGCCAGCGGCATCGTCCCAGTAGGTGTCCGGCAGGCCGTCCGGGCGCGCCGGTGCGGCAGGAGCCTCCGGCGCGGCAGCCATAACAGATGCCTCGGGCGCAGGGGCGGCCGGTTCGACAACTGCGGGGGCGGGTGTTTGGTCCGTCATAATCGGAACCGTGAGGTCGTGGGCGGCGAGCTTCAACGCACGGGGCTCATGGTGTGGGCGTGCCCTTGGCGATCAGTTTCTGGACAATCCGGCGCGCACCCTCGGCGTCACGCAGGGCGGCCTCGCTGCACCCCAGGGGCGTCGCGTCGCTGACCTCGTCCATCAGCCAGTCAAGGATGCGCTGACCATCAGCACTGACCAGCATGTGCCGGCGGACCACGGACTCAATCGACTCCTCTTGCGAGGCGATCGAGGAGGGCCGTGCGTTGGCCGCACGGAGACGGTCGAACCTACGCGCCCCCGACATCTGGCATGCCTCCGCCCTGGGCCATCATCTGAGCGGCCTGCTCGGCCATGATCTGCTCGTCGGACTTCATGACGATGTGGCGTTCCTTCGCCGTGGCAATCAGGTTCTCCATCGTGGCCTTGGCGTCGACCGGCACACCGACCTGCATGGCGCCGCCGATGCTGGCAGCCATCGACAGTACCTGACCCGTCAGGTTCATGTCCTCGAGATCCTTGGCCTTGGACAGCGGGCTGATCGGCCGGCAGTTCACGACCTTGCCGCCCTTGAGCTTGACCTCGGGCAGCACGCCGCGCTTGGCGAGAATCCACGCCACGCGCTCGATGATCGGCAGCACCCACTCACGCACGCAGCGGTCGCGGGGCAGTTCCTTGCGGCGGGTGTTCCACGCCTTCTCGTCCATCCACTGACCCAGCGTCGGCGGCGTATCGCCGGGCTGCTCGGGACGGTCCTGGTAGCAGGCGCGCTTGATGCCCTTGCGCATCTCGTCGGCGGCGAAGAACGATGCATCGAACCGCACGTCCGGCAGGAAGGCCTCGGGCGACTTGGAGCCGGGCGCGCGGGCAAAGCCCTTGCCGGGCTCCATGCCGCCGTCGAAGTTGGCGAGGCCGTCTTCCTCGTAGGAGAACGCCGGATCGATCGTGCGGCCCAGCCCCTTCAGGTTCAGGTACGCAAGCTCATCCAGCACGCGAGCGCGCGGCGTCGCCTTCTTGAACGGGCCGGGGCCCCACGCGGAATCGGCCTGCTGGCGAAATCGGCAGGTGATGATCGGGCAGGAGCCGGCCCCCTCGTAGGTGAGGTTCACCCGCTCCTTGTCGTCGACGAAGATCCGGTAGCTCCACCGCTCAACGCCCGGCGTCGACCAGTCGCGGTCGCAACCCTCGACGATCCGCTGCTTCTTGTCCTTGCCGGCACCAGTGAACGCGGGGAAAATATTTCCCATTGACGCGCCCCAGAGCATGTTCTGCTCCGCCTGCGTCAGCTTCATCTCACGCCACTTGCCGGTCACGGACCCGTCGGGGCCGCGCTCCATCAGCAGGTCGGGAATCTCAATGGGCTGGAAATGCAGCGGGTTCAGCGGACCCATGTCCGACAGGGCAACCGCCATCGCCGATACGCCCCAGTATGCGAAGCACTCCTGGGCGGCGTCCCAATAGTTTGAACGCTCGATCTCGGCGAACACGGCGTCGCCGATCGCGGCAAGCTGTGGCGCGATCTCGCGCTTCTGACCCTCCGACAGGTCGTCCGCCGGCTCGAACATCACCCACCGCTCATGGCGCGGGGTGAAGGTCGAGATCATGTCCGACGCAAAATCCTCTGCAACGATCTCAAGCTCGTTGTCGAACTGGTCGTCCTGCTCCTCAATGCGGAGCGAGGTGTCGGATCGCTCGTTGCACCGGCGATAGGTCGGCAGCGCCAGGCGCAGCGTCTCATCAATCCATGTGGCGTGGCGCGCCTTGTCCTGCTTCGCCGCGGCGATGCGGGCGAGAATCTGCTTGGCGGTGGTCATCAGTACATGGCCGAGAGGCTGCGACTGAACTGGCTGAAGCGGTTGGCACCGCCGCCGGCTCCGCTTGTTGGCGCTCCGCTTCCGAAGGCGAGGCCGCCAGACCCTCCGCCTCCGCCGCCTGCCGACGGCCCGCCCATGACTGGCACCGAGCCTCCGCTGCCGCCGCCGGGCAGCGCGCCGAAACGGCGGTTACGCCGGCCGGTCGCACCCAGCAGCCAGGCTTGGGTCTCCTCGGTGCGCGCGTTCTCAGCCCGAGCTTGCTCACGCTCGCGCGCGGCTTTCGTGGCCGGATCTTCTTCGGGAAGCGTGACCTTCGGAGTCCTCATGCCTGCCTACTCTCGAACGCGGGTCGCGCACCTTGAGCAATCAGATCGCGGTAGAAGGCCTCCGGTCTCAACGCACGAGACCGCGCGCCGACCAGATGTGCGACCGCCGGCGTGCACCAGAACCCCAAGCGCAGCCCCGGATCATCAGGCTCGCCGGCTGGCTCGAACGCAACGATGCGGCGGTTGTCGGGCAAGGCCGCGATCCATGCGTCCATCTGACTGGGCGTCAGTATGCGAATGAGCGTGCGCGCGGTGGTGACGTCGTACAGCAGCCACGCAGCCTGGTCGGCGCAATAGCCAAACGCGGCGACGTGGCGGAAGCCGGCGCGGCACAGGCCCGACCACCAATACCGCCGATCGCCGTCGTAAAAGGCGACATACCAATGGGGCGGCATGCCGGAGAGGGCGCTGCTGGCGTCGATCATCGCCGGGCCCGGAACAGCGGCGCGCGCGAGCCTCGGTCGAACACCCGCGCCTGCACCTTTGTCTGGACCGCGGCGGTGTTGCGGCCCGCCCCAAACAGCAGGTTGCCGCCCTCGCCCATGCCTAGCAGGAGGTATTGGAACGCATCGGCCGTGTGGCTGTATTGGTTCTTGACGACGTCGTCAGAAACGAACTCGCCGAATGAGGACTTGGTGACCTTGAACTGGTAGCCGCCGCTCAGGCCCTGCACCAGCATGCGGCAGCCGGGGTCGATCATCAGCGCCTGGTAGCCGTCGACCTGTCGCTCGAGCAGGCTGTCGACCACCTCCTTGCGCCCACCGACCTTGGAAAATCGGTTGGCACCTGGGGCCGGACGGACCGGCATGCCTTGCTGGCGGAAAATGTCGAACGGGGTTTGCTCGTCGGTCTGCGACCGGATGGCGCTGCCAGGGTCGCCGATGAACTTGACGCGCGCCAGGTCGAGCCCGCCGAAGCGGCGCAGGATCTCGCGCTTGACCACGGGGGCGAAGCTCACCGCGCCGACGCCCTCGGCGTAAAGCTCACCCAGCACGAAGACGCGGCCCCGGATCGTCTGGCCAAACACGACCGCCGGCGTCAGGCCGAAGTCCATCCCGACGTACAGTTCCAACTCGGGATTGAACTTGAGCGCGTTGGGGCTGACGTGGCTGTTGCGCTCGCCCTCCCCGCGGAACAGCGGGTGCACCGCCTTGCCCTTCATCTGGCTGGCGGCAATGTTGCGGCAGTTGGCGTCGATCCACTGGCGCGTCACCCCGTGGATTTTCTTGGGGTAATAGTCCGGGCGCAGCCAGCGCAGGTTCTCGGCGCCGGGGTTGACGCAATACTCGACCTCGTCGCCCGGATTCAGCGGCTCCAGCCCGGAGGCTTTCAGCGCATCGTCCAGCACCAGCAGCGCCGGCGGCTGCACATACAGGCACCAGCCCGGCGGGCGTCGGTGTTTCTGCACGTCGTCCGGCGTGAAGTGGTCCGGCACGGGTGCCTTGCCGAACATGATGGGCGCCCAGTGCAGGCTCTCAGGCGCGTTCATGTCCGCGATGCCGCCGGACCAGTTGCACCCGCCGTTCTTGACGGATGGGTAGCGGCCGCAACGCGACAGCCCCTCGGTCACCAGCATCAGGCTGATGTACTGAAGCTCGTTGAAATAGATCCCGGTCAGCTGCAGTGAGCGCAGCTTCTTGACGTCGTCGTCCTTGTCCAGCGCAAGGAAGATGAACTCGGCCTCCATGTCGCCGTAGCGCATGTGGTAGGTGAACGGCGGCGACCACGACATCTCGCCAAACCCGCCCTGCGCCTCAGTGCCCTCTGGAAACAGGTTCACGAACGAGGGGATCGTCGTCGTCTTCAGTTCAGGGAAGGTCGAGCGGACGATGGCGAAGCGGGAGCGTCGGACCTTGTCGCCCTGCGGCGGCTGCTGGCTCGCGTGCCGGAACAGCCGCATGATCGCAGCGTCCGTCTTGCCTGAGCCGATCGGCCCCTGGATGATGTCGAACTCACTGTCCGCAAGCAGGAACGCCGACAGGATGCGGCCATCAGGCTCAAAGCGGATCGGCTCGCGCGGTGGTTGGGATGCTGCCTTGCGGGCCATGCGTGGAGAAGGCGCGGCGGGGCGGCGGGCCTCAACGCACGGCGGTTAGGCGACCTTCACTATCAGAGCTGCCGAGTTGCTGGTCGAGGCGCTGAAACTTGTCGGGGACACACCCGTCAGGTCAGGCCACGTCCCGAAAGCCTGCGTATAGGTCAGGTTCGCACCGCCGAGGTTGCCAGCGACAGCCAGCGCGAGAGTCGGGGAGCCGAGGACGTTTGCCCCCAGAGCGCCGGCCGGGTTCGGGCCGAGGAAGATAGCAGAGGCACCCGACGCATCCACGTTCACGGCCTGCCAATAGGTGCCAGCAGGCAGGGTCACATCAGCGCCGGTAATGTCTGCGCTCAGTCGGCCCGCCGTCGTGGTCGAGATGCTGCCAATCGAGGCGAGAACAGCGCCCGGCGTGTTGGTCGCCGGATTGTTGGCATAGATCGCCAACTGGAACAGGCCCGAGGCCGAACCGATTGCGAGGGCTGCGCCAAGCTCCGAAATCTTCATCGGGCGATGGACCTCAAACGGCGAGGCGCGGATCAGGCCGGCCGTCGTTGCCGTGCCCTGGGTCACGCCGCCGCAGCGTACCAGCACATAGTTTCCAACGACGGGCGCGACAGGAACGAACGCGGGCGGGGGCGTATAGGCGGGCAGCATCCTAGTTCCCCGTCACATAGACGACGTCGTTGGGGGTGCCGATAATGAACACGGCGCTGGCGTTGCTGACCGGCAGGCTGATGGCTGCACCGGCAGGCAGCGCCCAGCCGTTGCCGGTGCCGTCGTCGGTCGCGGTAACGCCAGAGGCCCCGACGAACACCTTGCCGACGTTCGTCTCCTTGGCGCGGAGGACAAGGCCGTTCACCAGCGCCCGCGCCGTCAGCGCAACGGCACTGGCGGTCACAACCTGCTGGTCGGAATAGGCGCTTGCGGCAATGCCGGCAGGTGTGCCGTCCTCGCCTACAACGACAACCGCCGGCACGCGGGACTTGACCGTGTTGCCGGTGCGCTGCTCGACCGAGTCGACCTCGAACTCGGCTCCGCTGGCGCTTTTGTAGAGGGGCATAGGTGTCTCCGGTCGCGATACTTCATCGCACCACGCCGCAGACCGCCATCACCCTCAACGCACCGTCAGTGAACCCAGCCGTTCAGGTGCGCCATCTCGTGACGAAGGAGCTTGCCGCAATAGGCATCCTGCGCGGGCGTGCAGTGCGGCATGACGATCACGCGCCTGGGCATGAAGGTGCAGGCCATGATGATGTCGCGGGCCGGCAGGGATGCGCCGCCGCAGGCGCCGTGCACCTGATGGGGCGTGCCGACGATGACGACGAACGGGGCGTCGGGGGCGCGGTCGTATTGCGCCGGCGGTGCCTCGACCGCTTCAGGGCTCGGCACAAAGATCCGGACGTCCTGCATGGAGGCGGAGGGGCCTGACATGGTGGGTGCGAATGTGACAGCCAAGGCTGCAATCAGGGTTTTCAGCATGCGCCCCTCCTGCATGGAGGAGGCGTCCGGGCTGGCCTGCGCTCAACGCACGGGGCGGTGAAAGCCAATGGGGACGCATTGCGAGGCGGCATCCTCCTGCG